GCAGCGCCCGGGCCGCGAGCGGCGGGATCCGGTACTCCTCGTCGCCGATCCGCACCCAGATGCCGCCGCGGCTCGGCCGGGCTTCGACCGGAACCCGAGCCGGCGGCGGGTCTTCCGCGTACATCCTCTCGAACTTCGTGACGTCTTGCGGCGCGTTCACCGATCACTCCTCCATCGAGATCGTGCCGATGGTCTGCGAGGAGTCCGCGAACGCCGAGAAGTCGAACTCGGGAATCATGAAGTCCTCCAGCTTGCTCGCCATGGCGAGCTTGTTGCTCATGCACTTGTTGAGCACGAACGTCATCTGCTTGCCCTGGAAGGTCTCGGTGAACACCGCCGAGAACTCCGGCGCGTTGCCGAGCAACTGGTTGCTGATCGTGATCAGCTTGCCGTTCGCGGCGTCCTTCCACACGTAGGACACCTGCACCACCGAGTTGTTCTGCGAGGTGTTGAACGTGTACACGCCGGTGGTCTCGTTGCAGGTGTACTGCTGGCCGACCGGGGCCGATGCGACCTTGGTGTAGACCGAGCCATCGCTCGCGAGCACCACGCCGTAGTCGGCGAAGAACACGCCGGCGCCGTTGTGCGACGCGGTCACGATGTTCGCGGTCACGGTCGCCTGCTCGGCCACCGCGGTCTTGTACTCGCCCGTCGCCGGCGTGGACTGGCCGAAGAAGATCGAGTTGAAGGCCTCGGCGTTGAACTGCGCCCAGGTGCTCTTGCCGGTGATCTTGCCGACACCACGACCGAGCGCGATCGGGAACTGGTACTGACCGTACAGTTCCTTGATCGAGAACGCGAAGTCGAGGGTCACGCCCTGCATGCCGCCGAAGCGCACGGGCGTCGAGTTGGCGGTCGTGTTGCGACCGTAGAGAACACCGCTTCCGAAGGCGTATTGGGCCATGATTCTTACTCCTATGCTGGTACGAAGACACTGATTGGGACGATCGCTACGGCTTCATCGCCCATGTCGCCCTGCACGATCTCGATGGGCCCGTCGAAGGCACAGTGAGAAACGATCCCGCCGAGGGTGCAGGTTTGGTTGGACAGGTCGTCGATGGTGAGCGCTGCCTGGATCGAATCGAGCAGCGGGTTGAGGATCTGCGCCGGGATGATGGTCGGGTCGTTCTGCGCACCGGTCGCCACGTAGATCAGCAGCGCGATGTTGAAGGTCCACACCGTCGGGACACCCTTGCGGTACTGGGCGGTCTCGGTGCGCTGCTGCATCAAGATCGCCGGCTGATCCTCCTGCGCGACGTCGTTCCAGGTCTGCAGCTTGCGCGTCGCGACCTTGAACGCCGGCGAGCCGCCGACCGTGAGCGCGGAGAAGAACGCGAACACGCTGCTGTAGTAGGTCTCGCGCGGGCTCATCGCAGTGCGCTCAGGGCTGCGGCCTTGATGTCGGCCTTGATCTTCGGCGTCATCTCGGCAAGCGTCGAGCGCAGAAACGACCGCTCCGGCATCACCATCTGCCGCACGTGCTGCCGCACCAGGATCTCGCCCTCGCCGCCGCCGGCCTTCTTGTAGCTGCCCTTGACCTCGATCCGCTCGCCGAGCTTGTTCGTGCGGAACTTGGCCATGGCCATCTGCCGTTGGCTGCGACGCACGTGCTCGCGCACGAGTTCCTCGCCAACGAACCCGTATTCGTGGATGTGCGCGTACTTGACGTTCGTGCCCACGCGGGCGAACACCGACTCGCCGTCCTCGATCACCTGACGGTTGATCGAGCGACGCAGCGTGCCGGTGCGAACGTGCAGCACCTGCCCGGTCAGCTTCTCGGACTTGACCTTGGCCTGCACCTCGATCGACAGGCGGGTGATCACGCGCAGCAGCGCCGCGCGCATGGCCGAGTCGACACCCTTCAGCCGCGCGATTGCGCGCTCGGTGTCGACGTTGACGGAGAGGAACTCGCCACTCATGCCGGAGCCACCCGTCTGTACAACTGCAGCTTGGCCTTGACGTCGTCCGGGATCGCCTTGGTCATGTACGAGATGGTCTCGCCTGCCATGCTCTTGGACTGGATCCCGAGGTTGTCGCGCGTCTTGAGCAGGGTGCCGACCAGCATGTTGCAGGCCTGCTCGACCGGTCCCGGCACGTAGTAGTAGTCCATCGTCACCTGAACGCCGGAGTCGGCAGTCGCGAACGTGTAGGTGCCGGCCGAGAACGAGTACTGGCCGGTCGACGGCGAGGATCCGACCTCCGCCATCGCAACGCCGGTCGCGGCGATCGTGACGCTCACGTTGGTCACCGCCAGCCCGCCGTTCGACGGCGTCAGCGTCGGCGTGTTGCCGGCAGGGATAAACGCTGTCTGGGTGGTCTCGTAGCCTGCGGTCCAGTCGACCGCGACGTTCTTGAATCCCTTCAGGAAGCGCTCGCCGCCGATCAGGTAGACCATCGACTCGCCGGCCTCGAAGAAGAAGCCCGCCGACGACCCGTCGCTCAACGAGTAGGCCTTCTCGTTCACCGTCACGCTCGACACGTTGATGATCGGCGAGTCCGGCAGCACGATCCGATCGGTGCCGGTGCCGTTCAGCCGCTTCGAGCGGGCGACGTACGGGAAGACCCTCCCGGTCCACTCCTCGATCAGCCGCGACTCGTTCGCGATCAACGACGGGATCAGGAGATCCTGGCCCGTGGTCGTGATCGCGAGGTAGCTCTTGACCGACGCGAGAGTGGTCAGATCCGCCATGTCACGCAGCCTTCGCGACCTTCGGAGCGACGATGGTCAGACCGTGGCACTGCAGTTCGTTCACGAACTGCGCCGGCACCTCGATGCAGCCTTCCTCGTCGGCCTCGACGTTGAAGGTGGCGATGCTGACCGAGCGGCCCATGTTGTCCGGCAACTTCATCCGGGTCATCGACTGCAGGAACGGGTTTTGCGGTTGGAACATTCGAACTCCTCTTTGGAAAAGGCCCTGGAGACCGCGAGGCCTCCAGGGCATGAGATTGGTCAATTGCTTGACCAAGGAGACCCCATCAGCCATTCCCGATGTTGGTGATCAGTCCCTGCGACGGCGGGAAGTAGTTCTGCAGCACGCCGTCCTCGTAGACGCCGTACTGGTACTTCCGCGAGGTCCGCGGCCATTCGATCTGGTAGTAGTCGCGCCGCATCCGCATCTGCAGGATGTTGCTCACGTTCGACAGCGGGTACGGCAGCCGCGAGGTCGTGAACAGCATCGTGCCCGCCGGCATGTTCGGGTGCATCCGGATCTGGATCTCGGTCGCACCGTTCATGCTGAACTTGTTCAGGTACGTGCGGACCATGATGCCGCCGCCGACCATCCCTTGTTCCGCGTTGAACACGAACCGCTGCGCCGCGGTGCTGGAGCCGGCCAGGATCTTCTTGCCGATGTTCTGCATCTCCTGGCTGGAGACCCAGAGCACGTCCGGCGCCAGCCGGTAGTTGTCCCAGAAGGCCTTCAGGGCGTTGTCGATCTCCACGATGCCGCCGGCGCCGTCGCTGGTCAGCGGCGTGCCAGTGCCGGGCGTGCCGGTGGCCTGCGTGACCACCGTCGCGCCCAGGCTCGTCTGCGATGCGAACGTCAGAATGCCGTCGAACGCGAGCGAGTTGCGCGAGTAGTCGGTGGACGCCAGCGCCTGGAAGTTGCCGCCGGCCTTCGACGCGTTGCCGGTCGCGGTAGCGGTGATCAGCACCGAGTTGATGGTCGTGATCGCGCCGAGCGTCAGGTTCCCGGTGTTCGCGCCCCAGTACCAAGCGTAGGCCACCGCTCCGGCGACCGCGGTCACCGATGCCGAGATCACGCTGATGTTGGCCGAGGCCGCGGCGGCGATGTTCGCCTGCGAACTCGGGCGCGCCGTGCCGCCGTTGATGGTGTCGGACGACCCGTCGGCGTTCGTGCGCGAGATCGTCTGCGGGATGCCGCCGGACAGTGACGCGGTCAGGTAGGCCTCGAATCCGAGCGCCATGCAGCCGACGCCGAAGTTGCCGCCGCCGAGCAGCGAGCCGCCCGTGTTCGCGGTGGTCAGCGTCGGGTTCGGCGTGTTGCCGAGCGCGAGACTGTTGTTGCCGCCCAGGATCACCTTCTCCTCTGCGATCATCATCGCGCGCAGCAGGCCTTCGACCGCCAGCGCCTTGACGTCCTCGAAGTTCTCGGCAGCGTAGTCGGCCTCGAACGTGACCGTGTCCTCCAGGCCGAGGCCCTTGTAGGCAGCGGTGTAGTCGGCGGTGCTCGTGGTGATCACGCCGCCACGGTTGCCCTCGCTGACGAACGGGTTCATCGACCCGGTGTTGACGCCGGTGACGGCGCGCCAGTTGGCCTGGATGCCGCCCTTGCCGCTGACGCGCGGGATCTCGTTGCGCAGCGGCGTGATGACGGGATAGAGCTTCTTGGAAGGCGCTTCGAGGTCATAGGCAGTGATGCCGCTGACCGCGCTGCCGGACTGCGTCCATGCCTTCGCCAGTTCGGAATCCGGAGTGCCCTGCGCTGCCTTGACGAGCGCGAGGGTCTCCGCGGTGGTTTGTGCGTTCATGTGAACTCCTGAAGAGACTGATGTGACGTGTTACTTGCGCATCGACGCGTTGAGCGGTGCACCCCCGGAACGGTGAAGAGCCTTGATGATGCCGGCGGCATCGTGCTTGTCGCCGAGACCATCGACGATCGGCTCGATCTTGGACAGCGCCTTCGTGCTGTCGATCGGCGCGTCGTCGGACTTGTTGACTGCCCGAAGGCTGACGGTTGGAGCCGCCGGCTCGGCTTCGAGCTTCGCGATCTTCTCGGCCTGCTCGGCGACCACCTTCTGCAGCGGCGCCATGGCATCGTCGAGGAGCTTCCTGAGTGCTGGATCGTCGACCTTGGCCAGCGGCTGCTCGACCTTGAGCAGCGGCTCGACGCCGATCACCCGCGACGCCTTGGTCAGCTTGGTGACCACGTTATCGATCAGGGCGCGGTCCAGGGCGGTGTCGGGCTTGATGTCGACGATGATGCGGTCGAGGATCCTCTCCACCTTCGCCATCTTCTCGGAGCAGGTGCCGTCGTCCTCGTCGCCATCCGGCTCGTCGTGCTCGCCGGCCTTGGCCTTCTTCTTCTTGCCCTCGTCGACCTCATCCTCGCCGTCGCCCTCGGGCGGCCATTCCTTCTTCAGGCGGCCGATGACGTCGCTGATCGACAGTCCCATCTCGTTCATCGTCTTGCCGAGCAGCGCCACCTCGTCCTGGGTGCCGTTGACCGTCACGTCCTCGGGCTCGGGCTCGTGGAACTCGACCTTGGCGAGGGTGCCGTCGAGCTTCTGCACCTCGAAGAACTTCGCGCCCGGCATGCACGGGCGGTCCACGAGCGAGATCTCGGTCGGCCGCGCCGTGTAGCGGGTGACGCTCTTGCCGTCGATCTTCTCGACCTTCTTCTCGCCGACGTACGAGCCGCCGATGCTGAACCCGGTGTAGGTTCCGGCCAGCACCTTCTTCCACTCGTTGTCGTCGACGATCTTGGCGACCACGTCGATCGCCTTGTCCTGATCGTTGAAGTCGATGCCGGTGAGACCGCCGGCGGCCACCTTGCCATGCATCGCGCGCACGTTGCCGAGGTTCTTGCCGTCGGTGTCCTTGGCGATCTCGGCCGACCACTTCTGGAAGTGCGGCTTGCTGGACATGTAGTCCATGATCTCGTCCGCCTTGTCGACCTTCTCCTCGGCGGCGCGCCCGAACACCAGTCGCTTTTCCTCGTCGACCTTCGTGAGTTGCGCGAACAGTTTCATGTGGTTTCTCCTGATGGGTGGCGCGCCAGTGGCGCGGATTCTCGGCGAGCCTTCGCGCGAGTTAAAGTGCTGGCACCGTGTACTTCACGTTGATCGCCTTGCCGTCCGGACCGCGCGGTCGCCGACGGTTCTTCTTCCGCCTCTTCGGCGTGTTCCCGTAGGCTGTCAGCCCGGACGTCGCGCTGGTGCTTGCGACGAACTCCTTGAGGAGCCGGCCGAGGTCGGCCTTCCCGATGGACCGGAGTTCTTGCTCGATGAGACCGGCCGCTTCGCCCCGCAAACGATCTGCGAGCCGCTGGCCAGTGGGTTGCCCGGCGGGAACGGTGACCCCGGTGGGTAGGTTTTGACCATAGTCTGCCCTCTGTGGGAACGCCACGAACGCGTGGCGGACGTCGACCTGATACCTCCCGCCGAGTTGCTCGTCGATCCGACGCGCGAACTCATCGTTCGGCAGCCCGCTGAAGTTGAGGATGTTCATCTGCCCGCGCGAGGTCGAGTGACCGCCCACAAGCTTCTGGCCGCCCTCCTCCAGCTTCCAAAGCCGGTCGTAGACCGCGGCCGCCTTCGCGAACGACTCGTCGTCAAGGTGCACCGTGATCACGCCGGTCGGATCCGATCCGGCGAACTGCTTGTCGCTGACCACCATCATCGAGTCCTGAGACAGCGCATACCCGAGCAGGCTGGCCGCCGGCACGAGACGGCTCGCGTCCTCGCCTCTCGGGACATCGACCGCGAACGACGGGTTGGTCGCGCCCTCGTACCCGCCGATCTGCATGTGCGGCTGCCCGTGAACACCTGCGGCCGCGAGCACCGACGGCGTGATCTTTTCTGCAACGTGCTTGCTGACCTCGATCTTCTCGTCGGTCGACAGAGTATTCCAGCGCTTTGTCAGCGCCTCATCTTTTGGGTCTGGCGCCACCTCGAAAAAGATCTTCTGCTCGCCGCCTCCACCGCTCGACCATCGGCCGCGCTCGTCGCGCTCCTGTCCAGGATCGAACTTCAGCAGGCCGGTCAGCGATGTTCGGTTACCCGCTTGTTGATGGCTCCCGCGAACTGCTCGCCAGCCTTCTCGGTCCACTCTTGCAGAGAGATCGGAAGACTCCACGGCTTTTTGAGTGGTGGGAGCACCTTTGGCACGGGCTCCTCCAAAACCTCGGTAGATCGATTCGGAGATTGCTCCTTGCTGGTACTGTTCGTCGAGTGCTGCATAGAGTTGTCCTTCCAGTTGTTCCGTTGGCGCGAGCCTCATATTCTCGATCGGCTCGACCCGCGCGTTTCCTCTGCCGAGGGAGTTGTTCACGGCGATGACGCCGAGCTTTCCGGTCGGCGCCCACTTGTCTCTGATCTTGGTCACCGTCGTCAGCGCACCGACGTGCGTCTTCACGTGCTCCGAGATCGGCACGGTGCGCCCGGTGCCGAACTCCTTCTCCTGGTTGACCGCGCGAGGAAGCGCTCCTCGCACAAGCGCATCCAGCGGATCTCGCGCCACGTACATCACGCTGACTTGGTGCCCGGCGTTGATCGCCTGCGCAATCTTCTTGTCGGCCGACGAGAACGTGTTCATGTTCGTGTCGTAGATGATGTGCGCGGCTTCGACCATCGGGACGACTTCAGGCAACTCAAGCCCTGTCGACTTGCCGGCGCCAGTCCCGCCAGCCGTGAACATGACCAGCGCTTCCTGGCCTTCTGGTATCGGCTCGGCCAACTTCTGCTTGTAGAGTTCCTTGATGAACTCGCTGGCCGGCTCGTGCACCGCTGCAGACTGCGTGCGATCGGACAGGTACTCCGGCGACAGTTCGCGTGCCGTGTCGGTGTTCAGCACCTTGCCGCCACGCGCATCCGGCCTCGTCCCGTACTCAGCGACCGCCCGCTGGAATGCAGCTTGGTCGGTCACCTTGAACTGGTGCTCACCCTTGTCGTTGTAGCCGGTGAACTCCATCCCGAGCTTGCCGGCGAGCCTGAACTCAATGTCGACCTGATCTCGCGATAGGCTCTTGGACTCGTAGGCCTCGGGCGGTGGCGATGCAGACCCGCCGCCGCCGGCAGTCCACCTCCCGGCCTCGTCCCGCGGTTGATCTGGATCGAACTTCTCGATCGAGGCATCGAGCCCGAGCCGCCGCCGAAGCATCGCCGAGACCATGAGGTCGGCCTCGTTCGATGGGTCCGCTGATGGCACGCCGGACATCGACGGCAGGAGCGATGACAGCAGCACCTTGCCGACACCCTTCTTCGTCTTCCACTCGTCGTACATACGCGCTCCATCGCTGTAGCTGAAGTAGTCCTTCGATGCCGTGCCCATGTGGCTGTACAACTGCTGTTCGAAGAACCACATCGCTGCCTGCGCCTGCTGCGGCTTGATGCCGACGCGGTTCGCGACATCGGTCATCATCGACTTGATCGCGACACGTTGCTTGTCCGACGGAACGTCATTGACCTTGCCATCGGACCCCAGAACGCTCTTGAAGTATCGGTTGTGCGTTCGCGTGGCCCATCGATCCACGGTGACGCCGTCGACTCCATTGATGTTCGCGATGAACTGCCCGACCTTCGGTCCGAACATGGAGTAGCCTGGAGCCATATCTCCGGAGCCCTTAAGCGTGAAACCGCCCGTACCTCCGAGACCGTATGATTCACGAGCGTACGCGAGAGACAGCGCCGAGTGGTCGCTGACCAACCACTTGATCGCCTCCTCCTCGCCGAGCGTCTGCACGAGTCTGTTCAGACCGTTGAGGGCGCCCTCCTTGTTGACGCTCACGACGCCGCCTCGCCATAGCTGCCCGTTCTCCGGGTTGCGTCCAGGGATCTCGCCGGTCTCAGCGTAGTGATCGAACGCCTGCGCCGCGATCAGCCAGTTGTCGTGCGCGTATGACGACGGCGACATGATCCCGGCCATGGTCGCGAACAGCACCTGCTTCCCAGGATCCGCAAGACCAGGGATGTGCTTCTCGGTGATCTCAAACGCGTCCTTGATGTCCTCGTCGTACCAGTTGAGCCCGCTGCGCTCCTGCGATAGCTGGAAGCGGATCTCGCGCTCCATGGTGTCGGTGGCCTTCGCGACGTTTGCGCGCACCTGCTCGCGCTGCTCGTCGGTCATGTCGTCGGTCTCTTGCCACGGGATCGGCCCGCCGAGATCGAAGAACGCACCGACTTCCTCGATCTTCCGGCCACCCTTGCGGTTGTCGAGCCTCGGACCGCGCCGGATGTTCACCGCATAGTCGACCTCGCGCATGCCGGCCATGGCTCCTGCGTCGGTCCACCTTCCGTAGTCATCGCGCGGCTGCGTCTGGTCGAACTTGGCAACACCGTCGTCGACCAGCACGACCATGAAGTAGGTCTTCGTTGCCACGTCAGCCTTGCCGAGTTGCTCAAGCAACTTCTGCCCGTACGCGTTGTTCGGCGTCAACTCGAAGTAGTGGTCATCGATCCACTCCCTCGGGATCGGCCTCGCGGTGCGAACGCCTAACCGGTCACCACCGAAGTCGGGCTCGAACATGCCGGCATTGATCTCCTTGACCGGCACGTTCAGCCTGATCAGAACCGGCTTCGAGCCTGTGACCTCGGCCGCGAGTTGCGCGTACTTCGAGGCCTCAGTCGGATCCGGCGACAGGAACACCGACAGCGCGCCGTCGCGCAGCAAGAGTTCCTGCGTGTGGAACCCGTTCTCCTCGGCCCATGTGTCCGCGCCGGCACCCTTCTTCGGGATCAGGCCCTCCTTGCGGATGCCGCCCAGCGCCTCGGACGATGTGCCGTGGAACGCGAGCACGGTCTTCGGATGACGCGGGATCGAGCCCTGGTGCCTTGGGCCGAACGGCAGCGGCGGCTGTTCCGGCGTGCCCTTGAGGTTGTTTGTGACCGGTGCGTCGACGTCTGACGTCCAGCGTCCGCCTTCGTCGCGGGCCTGCTCTGGATCGAATTTCACCAGCGCTGCGAGATCGGCCTTCGCCACCGGCGCCTTGGTGTCGCCGCCCTTGAGCCACGCCTTGAACTCGTCGAATGGCATCGCAGTTACCGGGCCCAGTTTCCAGCCTCGCTGATAGCTTCCCAGGTAGGCCTGCTCGGCCTGACGCTGCGTGTCGTACCCGAGCATGCACTTGTGCTCATCGAACTTGCCGTCGTTTCGGTACTGATCCACCACGTACACGTCACCTCGCCAGTCGTCTGGCGTGCCGGGTCGAACGAACGCGTCAACATGATCTCCATCCGCTCCTTTAGTGCGCCTCACGTACCCGTAGTGCGCGGTCATCTCGGGCCACTCCGGCCGGCGGCGCGAGCCAGCCGGGTTCTCGATGCTGATGTCCAGACCGCCGATGCGGATGTGACCGAGCTTGTAGTTGCCGGCGTTGCGCTGCGGCTCGGTCGGAAGCGCCCGCAGGTTGAGCGTGCTCGTCGCCGCGGCGTGCGCCTCGGTGTCGATGAACTTGACCATCGAG